GTTTGGTATATAATATATAGGGAGACCATAAAGACCACCTAAAGGGCCTTGAAAGCCATTCCATGATGTACTATTATCATAATAAACATTTGAAGAATCATCAAATACTTCTTCCCATAACCTTCCTTGAATTTCCTGTTCTGATACATCACTCCAACCGTGGTCTTTATAAGGTAACCACCATGAAGTATCTGATGTTCTTTCATTTTGTTGTACTTTATTTGTGCCATAAGAAGATTTCCATTGTTTTTTCTGACTAAAAGGGACACCTGGAAGATCATAATATTTATATATTTGATTTCCTAATTCATCTACCCAATTTCCAAATGCATCTTTTTTAATAGGGTTTCTTAATTCTCTTTTAGTATCTTTTATAACTTTTTCTTGTGTAAATCCTTGTTTTATAATTAATGAAGTTATATTTTCATCTGTGTTTGCTCTATATTTAATTGTAATAGTATCCCCTGGAAATAATGTTTCTGATATTTCTTTACTATCTCCCGGAATATTTATATCTAAAGAAGTATATTCTATTTCACAAGAAGAATATCTTGGTTGATAAGGCTCTTCATTAAAAGGTAGATTAGAAGAGAAAGTGGGGGCAAATGTAGATGCATCTGATCCTTCTAAACAAGTTATTTCTGATTCTCTATAATCTGTTATTCCCTCTAATGTTATATCTAAATTTGTTGATTGCCAAACTGTGATATTTATATCTATATCCTTAGTTATTTTAGGACCATCCAATATATTATCTAATGTTGATATTTCTAATAATTGACATATATCATCATCACTATCATCATATTCTCTTCCTGATGCTTTTTTTAGAGATTTATAAGTATCATAATTTTCAATTTCTCTTTTAACCCCATTTTGCATAACCCAAATAGGTAACCCATTAGAATTTCTAGCTGGAGATCTTAAAAAAGTACCATCTGCATATACTGGGTGTTGGTTTGTTTCTCTTGATTGTTTTTTAATTAAAACATCATTTAATCTTTCTAATTCTAAAAATAAAGCATCTATTACTTTATCTCTCCAATCAATCCAATTATTCAGATAATCTTGACTTTCTCTTATTAATTCCCAATGAGATTTATTTTCTGCATCTCCTGTAGATGAATTATCCTCCGGTTCTCCTGATTTTTGTACTTTATAAAATAGTTCTCTATAAACCCCAAAGAATCTCTCTATACTAATTGGTCTTTTTGTTTTAATAAGACTAGAAAAATTCCTATCAATAACATCATCAAATTCTTTGTTATTATATACTTTTTTACCTAATTTTACTTTTTCTAAGGTAGATTTTGTTGTTTTTTTATCAGACGAAGTACCTCCCATTATCTAACTATTTTAAAATAATAATCATTATCATATATAGTAGTACCCTCATCATTTTTATGTTTAAATAATATACGATAATATCTTTCTGGTTGTAAACCCTTCATATAAATTTTAAAATACATCCCATCATTATCAGCACTCATTTTAGTATTACCATCAAAGGGGATAATTTCTTCCTCCGTATGGGCATCCCTTATACTGTAGTAAGATGAAGTTGTAAGATAACCTACCTTTAAATGGTTTGATGTTGTAGTGAATTCTCTTTTTGGGTATTTATCCCTTACATGTATTCTAAAAGTAGTTATATCATTTTGATTATATTCTGGTTGATTATTATAAAGATGTACATTTAAAAGTCCTGATTGTTTAGCCTTCTTTTGTTTTTTATGTACACTATCATCCCATTTAAATGTTAATGTTGGTGGGAAAATTGTTTTTGTTTCTAATGAGAAATATTGCATTTCACCAAAACTACTTGATGTATTTGATTCAACTATATCTGGTTGTTTTATTAAAAAACCATAATTTTCTATACCATCAGGGTAAGTTTGGCTTGAAAATAAACTTGCACTGTGTTTTGTTACAATATTTGTTACATCTATATTTATATCTAAACTATCCCCATATAAAAATTGTTGATTTGCCACAAAATCACTATCTGTATACCAGGTGCCGCCTCCATGAGTAATCGCTGAACTGCTAATAGAGGCTGTAGTTCCTGAAACTAAATATGAAGGTGCCCCTGTTGGATCTTCTGTGTAGTTAGATATTTCAAAACCCCCTATTGTTTGACTTGTGGAAGTAGTACCATCATTAGTACCGTTATATATAGCGGAATATGCTACCCCCGCCCCTGGTCTAAACCATCTATTTTCATATGTGGTACTTCCATTTCTCTGTAACCAACTAGCTCCATCTGAACCTGTAGGTAAGTTTGAATATCTACCAGACCCCTCTTGCCAAGATTGAGATACAGCATGTGCCTGTATATTTAATATATGGGTTAGGTTCTTAGGTTCTGTGGATGTTAATTCTATGCTACAAGTTGTTTTAGTATTAAAATCTTCAGATCCTATAATGTTTTGAATTACTTCTGTGAGATCTTCATTACCAAATCTTATAAGTACTCTTGAGGGATAATGTTTTTGGTCTGATGTTCCTTTTTCCTTTACTACTTCAAGGATTTCATCTCTTCCTGTGTTTAGATGAAGTCTATCAGGGTGACTATATATTGTTGTGTCGGTTTTTGGAAATATGTGATAGTATGCCATTTTAATATGTTGTTACTCGTCCTTTAATATCTGTGTTTGGGTATTTTAATTCAAAAATACTTGGATCTAATGAGGGGTAAATTACTCTTTTTTTAGTTGCTCCCTTAAAATCATATTTGTATTGAGAATACCCAAAAGAAGTTCCTGTCTTATTTTTAAAATCTATTTTTTCTAATGTTTGTACACCTTGTACTCCTGCTATTAAATTTTCTATTTCGGATATAATAATTGGTTGATTTATCTGCCATTTATCTATAGTAAAATAGTCTTTTAATTCTGATATACATCTTAATAGTACTTCTTGGTTATTAAAGTTTTTAAAAGCAGTTATTTCGAATTCTAATTCAAAATTAATTACAAAACCATCTTTAATATTTACAGCATCTGTTAGCATTCTATACTGCTCTAAATAAGTTATTAGATTATTTTTAGTTGCTGTATTTAATGTTGTGATGTTTTTATTAGAATCATATCCTAAAGTATATAAATTTAAGGCTAAGGGATTGGGGATACGATTAGGCTCATTTGTCATAGGAGTGATTTGATCATCTTGGGTTATATAAGCTTTAGCAACTCCCCCAAACCTAGAAGGCATAGATAAAGTTCTAATCAAATAATCATTTCTTGTTACTGTTCTACTTTGTGCAGAAAAATTAGCCATTGCATTCATTCTAACTTCTTCTATACTATCACCATCTCCCCCTCCTCGAGCGGGTTCAGGGTTATTAGATGCTATTGAACCCCTTACAAAATTGGCCATAGCTCTAGAGGGTAAATTTGGTTGTGGTACTGTGCTTATCTCGTTTGCAATAGTAATAGTATCTGAATTTACATTTGAATTTAAACCTCCCCCCACTATGTATTTAACTGTTAAAGTTGTGTTTGTTGGAGATTCTCCGTAAGCTTTGGTATATAAGAAATTAGAAGGGTCATATGCTACATCTAATTTACTTCTTCCATCTTTAATTCCTAAACCTATATTATTAGGGTCTGGAGTAATAAAAGGGTCTGAATTATCAGTTGATCCTGGACCAAATTGTATTTCTAATTCTCCTTTTGTTTTAAAACGAGATACAAATCTTTTAGGTACTTTATTTAATTTTAAAAGATAAGGTGTTTGTTTATTATATTGATGTAATTCAGGATCATTTGCTCCTGTGTTTTCTACTTCTTCAAACATAGTATCTTGAGCTAAATAAGGTACTTCATGCCATCTATTACCCTTATCATCTGTTATAGATTCTATAGATATTATATTTGGATTAAATATATTTATAGTTTTAAATCTTTTAGCTGCCCCTATAGGAAATGATTGTGTTAAGACTTCTCCTGAAATTGATTTTACTTTCTTTTTTAAAAGATAATATTCGGGATTACTTACACTATCATATTGATAAATACTTATATCTGTTGGGTCTAGGGAGGATGAATAATTAAATCTTACAGAATCTGTTGTATAAAAATTAGTACCCTCTGTTGATTTAAATGTTGAATTTTGGTTTATTGATAAAGCATAAGTAAAGTCAGGAACATATGCATTATTATGTAATATGGAAGGTACTAATTGGTATACTTCTAAATCCGTACTTGCTGCTGTTGTTACTTTAGGTTTATAACCTAATGTATAAGCTAAATTATATAGGTTTTCTTCTTCTTGAGCAAAAAGTAACATTGATTCTCTTAGTTGTGTGTCTGTGTAAAAAGATAAAACATCACCTACATAAGCTGCCATTTCAAGAAACATCATTCCTGGATTACCTTCACTAAAATCATTAAAATTATTAGGAAAGTAAACTTCAGCAAATTCCATTAAGTTATCTTTAAAAGAATTATAGTCTTTATTTAAATATTTAACGTCCTTGTCTTGTGATTTATTTGATACTTTATTATAAGTCATTATTAAATGGTAATTGTAATAGCATCCTTAGTTTGATCTAAATTAAACTGGTATACTAATTTTATTATTAAGGTATGTTCGTCGGGGATTAACTCTATATCAGTGTCTATTAAAGTTATTTCAGGTATATAATATTGTACTTGATTAAATATTTCTTCAAATAAAACATCTTTATTAATTTCATTTTCAAATAAAAAATCTTGTAACGCTACTCCAAAATCAGGGTGATTTACTCTTTCTCCTTTTTTTGTTAATAACAAGTTTAATAAATTTGATTTTACCTGTTCTTTAGTTGTTGTTGTTCCTTTAAACATATTAGTTTCATCCAAAGGAAAAGCAACCCCAATACTAACATTTTTGTTAATATCTAATGGGTTTTTTCTTTTTATTCCTTGAATTATAGGCATATATTATTTTCCTTTTTTAGCGTTAATTGCTTTCATTAAACCACTATAATCTCTTGTAACTGCATTTGCTACTGAATCCGACATTCCTGTTGTATCTGTTGGTAGTGGGGCTGCTGATGAGAAGGGCTGAGCCATACTTACGGGTGAGTTTCCAGATTCTGTGTTCGTATTACCCCTTGCTGTTTCATTTAATAGATCATTTAAAGTACTATTAGATGTAAATTGTAATGGTCCTGGTGGTAGGTTAGTAGGAGGTCTACTTCCTATTTTTTGTCTTAATGTATTTTTTGTTGCTTCTGGCATTGGGTTATTTGGTACTTCAACGCGTCTTTCAGTGTGTTCTACTATTGTTGGTTTAAGTTCACTACGTAAATCTTCTTTAAGTGACTTAATTTCTCTACGTAACGAATAATCGATTTCTTCTCTAACTACTTTTCTGATTAGGTTTTCGAATGTTTTTGCTTTCATGTTAATTGTTGTTTGTTATAAATATAAAAAATTTTTAAGTTATTGGTATTATTTTTCGTTCAAATCGTGTTTTAAATCCAAAATCAAGTGCATTTAAATGTTCTACTATTTCTTGTTTACCCTGCCCTTGAAGTTCTATTATAAGATCTTCATATAAAGAATTTAATTTTTCAGATATTCCATATAATTCATTATTAGGTCTTGTATCATTTCCTAACCCAGTGTGTCCAAACCCGGATGTAGTAGCCACTATACCTGTATTTCCGTAACCCCCCAAACCACCATCCCCTCCTAAGCCATAATCTGTTCCTTGATTTGTATTTCCTGTTCCACTAGCATTTCCTAATCCATCTAAATTACCTAAATCTGTAGATTTTCCAAAATCACCTGAAGCCTGTAATTCAGCTATAAAACCTTGAATATCTGTTGTACCTATACCTGTTGGGTCTCTACTTAAAATTTCTTCTTCTAATAATTTTTCATTTATATTACCATCTTCGTCCATCATAGAGGTATCCGATGTATTACACATTGAAAGGTACATTAAATATAAAAATTCTATAAATGCTTTTATTTTTTGTACAAATTTTAATATAGGGGAGACTAATAAAATTGCTGCAGCTATTGAAGCTATGATTTTGAGGGCTATTTTTAGGTATTTTTTAAGTTGATCTGTTATTGCTTTAATAGTACCATCATATTCTGCTACTATACTTTGAGCTTTCATAATAGCGTTTGCTATTTTTACTATAACAATACCACTAGCTAAAAGACCGGATGATGCTATTAGTATAGCTGGGGATATTGCTACTATTATTTTTACTACTAATATTATAAGTGCTAATATTCCCATAATTTTTACTAATTTAGGTAGAACCCCATTTACTATTTTATCTATTTTAGCTTTTATAGATTGTAATTTACCTTGTGCTTTTAATAATATATTTTCTAATTTTGAGATTAACCCATGAATTTTATTATATATTTTTTTCATTTTTTCTTGGGCTTTTGGGCTACAAGCTCCTGATATTAGTTTTTCTTTAATATCATCTTTAGAAGGTAGTTTTTCTAATACCTTCATTACTTGTTTTTTCCCTTCAGCTTTTACCTTTGTTTTAGCTTTTGATATTACACCCCCACACTGTTTATTTAACATTATTGTTAATTGTTCTGCTGACACATTATGCTATTTTTGTTATTTGACTTTTAAAATCTCCTATAGATCTTTGTAAAGTATGAATTCTATTTAAAACATTACTAAATTTAGAATAATTTTTTGAGTAATTAGGAGCTGTTTTTTTAGTTC